CATGTGTCAAAAAAGGGCTAAAAAATAGTCTTGCAATTTATATTGAAATTATGGCAAATTCGATTTTAGCAAAATTGGGCTTTAGCGTTGATAAACATTCCGTGACGGGTGCCGTTGGCGGAATTAATAGCATTGGCAAGGCTGTGAGCGGGTTGCAAACAAAGATGAAACAGGCTTTTGCGCTTGCCGGTGTGCAGTCGTTCGCTACTGGAATCAAGTCTTTGGGCGCATCAATCAAGGATACATTTGCCAAAAGCTTTACGATGGCTCAGGAGTTTGCCGCAACTGGTGACAAGATTGCAAAGACATCAAGGATGGTTGGGCTCTCTGTCAAGGATTACCAGGCGTTTGCATCGGCGGCGCAACACGCGGGGATGTCCACCGAAGAAATGGACTCCGCATTGAAAAAGTTTAATATCAATCTTGGCAAGGCCCGTGCCGGTGACAAGACATCCTTGAAGATGTTCGACGCCATTCTTGGCGGCAAAAAGCTTTCGAATTACAAGGATTCCACGGCGTTAATCAAGGATATTGCCGATGGTTATACAAAGCTTTCGACGGCTGAACAAAAGGCTTTTGTATCTCAAGAGCTGTTTGGAAAAAGTGGCTTGAAAATGTCTGAACTGCTTTCGGGCGGTAAAGAAAATATTAGCCAGCTTATTGCCGATTTTGAGGCCCACGGCGGGTTCTCCGAAGAGGGTGCCGCCCGTGCCGAAGAGTTCAACGATGAATTGCAGAACTTGCGCGAAACAGTCGATTCGTTGAAAACTTCCGTTATGGAAGAACTTTTCCCGGTATTTATCGACCTTTTCAAGACTGTTGGCGAGTTTGTCAAGGGCAACCGCAAAGAACTTATGCCGATGGTGAAGGAAGTGTTTGGAACTGTGACTGATTTAATCAAGTCGTTATTGCCTAAGATTCCAACAATATTGAAAACGGTCTTGTCGATTGTTGAGTTTATTGGGCCAAAATGGGGCTTGATTGTTGCGGGTGCCGTTGCGCTGATTCCTAAAGTTGCAATGATTGCTTTTGGGCTTGCTCAGATTATTCCAGTGATTACTGGCATTGCTTCTGCAATTGGCGGCCCTGTGCTTGCGGGCATTGGGCTTGTGATTGCTGCTGTCGTGTCGTGGGGTTATGTTGTCAAAAAAATCTACGACAATTGGGATATGCTCAAGTCGTTTATCGTTGACGATGTTTGGGGAGCCGTTAAAGACTTTGGAACAAAGTTTGTCGCAATTGGCGAGTGGATTTGGGATGGCTTCAAGTCCAATTTCGTGGATCCTGTTGTTGGATTTTTCAAGAACATGGGTTCGATGGTTTATGATTCGATTTTGGGCGGAATTAGCAACGCTTTTAACGCTGCAAAATCGGTGCTTGGCAAAATCCCCGGCATTGGTAAATTCTTTGCACCTGAAATCAAGTTTGATACTGCAAAAGACATTGGTAGCGATTATCTTGATAGCCAAACGGCGAGCGTTCCCGCAACGCTTGGAGCTACAGCCGCCCAGGCTGTGAGTGAATCCCGTACAACGGTAACAAACCGATTCGCCGTTGACTTCAAGAATATGCCGCGTGGTGTACAGGTGACGCCGCCTGAACAGGGAGATTTTGACTGGTCTCGTGGTTATACCTTGGGAGGTATTTGATGCCGTGGCAAAATGATTATGCCGATTCTTTGTACAAAGTGCGCGTAAACACTCCGTCTGGTGAGGTGGAGTGCGTTGCCGCATCTTATAATGGCATCCCGTTCTTTATCGAAGAGACTGAATCTTCGGGCGGTCGAAATGTCGTCACGACTTCTTTGCCCTTTTCGGATACGCATATAAACGAAGATGTTGGCGGCAAGCCTCGTTCGTTCACTTTCTCGATTTTCCTTGCTGGACTTGACTGCGATAAGGATCGTGAAAAGCTTGAAGAAGCTTTTGAAAAGCGGGGATATTTTGAGCTTTCACATCCCTATTACGGTAAGTTCAATGCCCGTTGCCTGGAATACGGCTTCAAGTATAGTTCGGATGTTCAGGAATTTGTTTCTGGAACGGTAACATTCGTTCCAGAAGGGAATCAAAAGAAGTCCGGGCGAAGCGTCGAGGATTTGCGCGGTGTTGTTGTCGCTAAATCTGATGTAGTCCTGAGCTCTGCTAAGTCTAATTTTTTGGAAAATTTCAGCATTCTTGGTAAAGCGAAATCAATCGTTGATACGGTTGCCGCTTATACGGATAAAGCTCTTGAAGAAATTGAAAACGCAAGAAATTCCATTCGTGATGTTGCTGAATTTGTCAACACTATTGCAAAAATCCGCGATAATGTGGCGCTTATCCTTGGAACTCCAGCCGATTTTGCGGACCGCATACAGAATCTTTTGACGATGACAAAAGATGTGCTTTCCGTTGGATTTGCGAATGATGCGGTTAAAGAAAGTCTTGACATTATTGATTCGCTGGTTGCGGCAAAGCGTGATTCCGCTGATTTGGTCGCGAATGACTTGAACGGTGATATTGACCGTTTACAGCTAATGAGCGCCGCTGCGATGGCTGCACGATCTGTTGTCGATTCTACTTTCAGGAGTGCCGAAGAAGCCCGCGAAATGCAGGATAAAGTTGCTGCTACATTCACGGCTGCCGCCGATGTTGCGGAATCCGTTGATGATTACGCTGACTTGATGGACTTGCAGGCCGCCGCTCTCAAGTATCTCCGCGACGAAATGTCGAAATTGGCTGTCATCGTAGAATTGCCGATGTTTTACAGCCGCGACATTCTTTCGGTGTGCTTTGACTGCTATGGCAATTTGGACCGCGTTGATGACATCTTGGAGCGTAACGGTATTGGTGACCCGCTCGTTATTACGGCTCGCAATGTGAGGGTGCTTTCTAAATGATTGAAGTCTTTGCAAATGGCCGTAAGTTTTCGGAGTGGACTAGCGCCCGTGTCAATCGCTCGTTGGATCACATTGCGGCGTCGTTCTCGCTCTCGCTGGTTGCCCGCAATGCCGAAGGTGACCGCGTGCGTCTTTTCCCTGGTGACGCTGTTGAAATCGCTGTCAATGGTACTAAAGTAATTTCCGGATTTGTGGACCAGCTTTCAACATCGTTTTCCGATGGTTCGCATTCTGTGAGCGTTTCGGGTAGCGAAAGTTCTTCGGACCTTGCCGATTGTTGCATTGAAAGCCCGCTTGAATGGGAATCCAAAAAAATGGATGAAATTATTCGTACCATTTGTGCGGCTTTTGGCTTGAGCTTTAGCAATTCGATGGGCGTGGATGTAGGCGAGCCGTTCAAAAAGTTTTCTATCGAACCAGGCACCAAAGCAGTTGAGGCGATTTCTGAACTGTGCAACGAGCGTGGAATTTTATGTTGTTCCAACGGGCTTGGGAAATTGTTCTTGCTTAAGCCTGACTCTTGTCCGCGTGGACCTGCATTGCGTCAAGGTGAAAACCTGATGGCTGCAAGCGTGGATTTCTCGCTTGTGGACCGCTTTTCGACTTACAAGGTGTACGGCACGGGCAAGGCTCGCAAAAAGGTCGTGGCGACTGCATCTGATGCGGATGTGACCAGAAATAGACCGCTGACGATTGTCGATTCTAACGCCGTCGAAAAAGACAAAGTCCAGGCGCGAGCCGATTGGGAATGCCGCATCCGTCGTGCAAAATCGATGGGCTTTCGCGCAACTGTTCACGGCTGGGAAAATAACCAGGGAATTTGGGAGCCGGGTGTAATTTGCTCTTTTTATGCACCTGAGTTGTATGTCGAAACGCCTTTGGATTTGCTTGTTTCGGCTGTAGAGTATTCCTGGAGTGATTCATCTGGCGAGGTGACGAACTTGACGCTTGTATCTCCGGATGTGTACGAGCCGCAACCGGAGTCAAAAAAGGTCAAGGCGAAAAAGATTGTAAATGATCCTTGGAAGTCTGTCAAAAAGGCGGTGCAGGGCAAATGAATCTTGATGTTTTTTTTGACAAAATAATTTCTCGCATTAAGCTTATTGTCGGCCAGTGCGTCATTCGGGAAAGCAAATACAAGGATGGCGAAATGATTGCCGATGCTGAGCTTTTGGCGGGTGAAAAACGGCGTGGCATTGAAGTAATGCAGCAGTATGGATTTTCGAGCCGCCCAAAAGGCGATGTTGATGGCATTGCCCTATTTGTTGGGGGTAAGCGCAATAACGGCGTGATTGTCGCCATGCGTGGCGAATGCCCAAACTTGGAGGAAGGTGAAGTAATGGTGCATTCGCCGTTTGGATCCAGCGTGTTGCTTAAAAAAGATGGCAATATAGTTATGACGCCTGCTTCCGGAAAAAAGATTATTGCTGAGTCTGACCTTTTGTGCAAAGGCAAATTGCTTGCAACTCAAGATGTTGTCGGTGGTGTAACGGATGCGGGCGGCACCGTTGTTGAAACGGGTGGCGTTAGCCTTCTTACTCACATGCACCCGACGGCTGCTCCGGGCTCTCCGAGTACTCCGACTCCGACGGTGTAAAGTTTGAGTTGTGCCTAAAATCGGCAATTTCGATTGCTAGTTGCTTATTTTATTTGATGTGAGCGACTTGGCTTTATATCGCAGAAGTGACGGCAATTTTGACCTCGACTTTAATGAAGTCGAGGGCGATTTGCATACATCCGAAAGCCTTGAAAACGCTATAATTATCTCCATCGGCACTTATGCCCGCGAAAGAAAATTTGGCAATGTTGCCAATTTAAAGCCGTGTGTCGGTGGATGGTGGGGTGATGCTCTTGATGAGCGCGGAAACCTTGGCGGTTATCTGTACGAAGCTTTTCCAGGCAAGCTCATGGCATCGACGGCAAAATCTATCGAAAACCTTGTCAAGGAATCCTTGCAGTGGATGATTGATGATGGCGTTGCAAAGTCTGTCGAATGTTCTGCAACTATTGTCAATAACGAATATGTTTTGTTGTCTGTAATTCTTACCCGCCCGGATGGTGGGCAAGAGAATCCGTTTGTGTACGAATTGAAATGGAAGGCTACAGATGGAATTTAAAAGTTTAAGTGATCTTGTCCGCATTGCCGAAAATGCTCTTGCCGTTCAATTTTACGGGCAGTCCTCTATTTTGCGCAAGAGCGTCTTGAAAGTGCTTGCGCATGTGCTTGGTGCATTGCTTTATATGCTGAGTTTGATTGCAAAGAGAATCTGGAAAAACCGCTTTGTTTCGACTTGCGATGTTTCGGCTCTTGACGGCTTTGGCATGGAATATGGCTTGCCGCACAAAGTACCGCTTGCGGCATCGGGTAATGTGTCCGTTACTTTGGCTGATGGCGTTGTCTCTGTGACTATCCCGCAAGATACTGTTTTGGTTGACCAGACGGGAAAGCTTGCATATACCGTAAAGGCGACGACTGTCATAAATTCCGGAACAACGACCGTTCCCGTGATGGCGAATGAAGTGGGTTATGACTACAACCTTGATTCAGGCACGGTGCTTGAGTTCCGCGATGATGCTATTGCAGGTGTTGCGTCGATGGCATCCGTCGATGTTTCGGGTGGCGTTGCCGAAGGCGTTGAAATTGATGGCGATGTTTATGTTTGGGGCGAAACGGCTGAAGAATACCGCTCGCGTTTGCTGAATAGAATCCAGAATCCGCCCAATGGCAGTGCAAAGAATGACTACAAGTTAAAGGCTTTGCGTTTTAGCTTTGTTACTGACCCGTTTGTGTTTCCGAACACTCCAAATACGAATTCTGTTTCTGTTGCGTTGGCAAACTACAATTCGAGCTCTATTGCGCTCACCACTTCGCAGGTTGAAGAAGTCTCGAACTACATTACCGATGATGTACGCCGTAGCATTACATCTGATGTGCGTGTGTTTAGCGTGACTCCGGTCAATGTCACGATGACTGCATCTGTGACGCCGTACAACGAATCTGTGCGCGATAGTGTAACAAACGCCGTGCGCAATTACCTGAGAAAAATTGAGCCTGGAAAAACGATAACTTTTGATGATTTGGAACAAAGTGTAAAGTCTAATTCGATTGCAAAAACTTTTACAATTCAGTCCGCCCATAAAGGCAATACGACCGTTACATCTTTGGCTTTTACATTGGATTTGTCCGATGATGACAACCCGGTTGCAGAAGTTGCAAAGATTAACGCGACCGGCATCACGCTTGTATCTGGAGAATAGCCATGTTGTTGCTTCAGAACATCAATCCAATCCGCGTGAATGTCGGTGGAACGGTCAAGGTTTACGGCTCCGGTTTTGATTCCCGTTGCTGGGTGCGCGTTGGTAGCCAGTATTTGTCGGTGTTGGATTATGATGCGAATAGCCTTGAGTTTGCGGCTCCGTATGAATCGGGTAATTTTACGGTTACGGTTGGTCAAAGTGCGACTGTTGCAGGCGAATTTCCGATTACCGTTGTGGAGCTTCGCGAGTCTAACACTTGGACTTTGCCTGTTCGCACGGCTGATGATTTCCGTTGCGCTTTGCTTGGCCTTATGCCGCGTGGCTTTGCGTGGTTCCTTGGCAAAAATGGCAACTGGTACAAGCTTTTTTCTGCATTCGCGGCGGTCGTGTGTGTTGTCTATACGATGCTTAGGATGCTTGTCAAGAATGAATCACCCGCAACAACGACGGCTTATTCTGAATGGGAACGCGAACTGAATTTGCCCGTGAAGGGCCTTGAAGCTGATACGGATGATGGACGCCTCAACGAGATTTATCGTGTCGCAAGAAAGATGCCGAGCGACACTGTGCCGTTTTACAAGAGCCTTGCGGCTCTGTTTGGGCGTGATGTCAAGATTTACGAATATTACAAGAATCCGGAAAAGTTTTTGGGCGTCGATTTTGGTGACGATGATCCTAATTTCTATTGGATGGTCGAACAGACCTCTGTTGACGATGACTGGCACATTTTCGACTGCAACGACAATTGTGACGATTATCTTGGATGGTGGTGGAATCCGGTTCTGGAATCGTATTTTGAAACGATGAAACCGGCTCATACGAAAGTTCTTTATACTTATGCTTTGCCTGAAATCTTGTGCGTAATTACCGAAGATGGTGATTATGTGATGACCGAAGATAATGACTATGTAATCACCGAAGCGAACGCATACACGCCGAATGTTGGCACGGTCACGATTGGCGGTCGCGTTTACAAGACGGTCACGATTGGCGCTGCAACCTGGCTTGCTGAAAATCTTGATTACAAGTTTGATGGGTGCGGAATATCGACAAGTGAAAATCCGATTTATTGGAATACGGAAGAGCCTTCCGCATGGTATTATGACGATGATGAAGTCCAATACGGCATTGATGGTGAAAAGAAATGTGGGTTACTTTATAACTGGTATGCTGTTGATTACCTAGAACAACACAAGGCAACTCTTATTCCTGGCTGGCATGTGGCTAGTGATGACGAATGGGATGCTTTACTGGATGCTGTTGGTGGCAGTGCTGTAGCAGCTTTTAAGTTGAAAGCTACTGATGGCGCTGTTGACGGTGTTTGGCCTTCTGATTTTGGCGGTGAAGATGAATATGATTTTTGTGCGCTTCCTGCTGGTGTTCGTCATGTACAATTTTCAAGTATTGGCGCGAGTGCGAATTTTTGGTCGTCTGAAGATGGTTCTGGTGTGTATGCTCATGGTCGTACAATGTATAAGAGTTCCAATACTGTCGCGTACTCTTTAGACTATCGCACCTCCGGTCGTTCCGTTAGATTGGTAAAGGATTATTAAGGAGAAAGTTTGTCATGAAAAGAATTTCTACGACTACTGCCGTTCAAAACAAGTTTGTTGATGGCAATAAGGATACAGGCTTAAAGCCTACTAAGCTCAATGCGGAATGGTTCAACCAGGTCCAGGAAGAAATCTGTAAGTTGCTTGAAGCGGCTGGCATTACTGTTGGCGGTTCCGATAACCAGCTTGCTCAACTCTTTACAACTTTGTTTGTCCTTGAGGCTGCTTTCAAATCGCTTGCTCTCAAAAAGTCTTTCTCCGGTGGATATTCCCAGACCAATATCAACGGTGAAAATTTGAAGATGCTTGCCGAAGGTACGAGCGTTACGGATAACAGCTCTTCTGAACTTTCGAGAATGCAGTTGAAGTTCTTGAAATCGACTTCTGGCGGATCCTTGCAGACGGAAATGAGTCCTTCTCATGTCATGGTTAAAAGCGTCGGTGCCGGTGATGCGAATGTAATTGTTGATATTCTTAATGACCGTATTTCTTTTAAGTCGGGGTCTGGAAATTCTGTTAGTGAATTCGCATCATTTGTGTACGATCCTTCAACTGGTACAATTACTGTCAATGGTTATGGCGGTATTGTTTTGGCGGATAAAGTGTTTGCGGTGTCTGGTGTTGAGGGTGATGTTGAAACTGATTCGATTACTCCAGCGACAACAGATTCTCCGACTCCTGTTACTATTGGCTCCGCTGCGGGCGGCGTTCAACTTGTGGGCCGTACTACCGGATTCAAGGGTAAGGTTTCGACTAATGAAATTGAAGCTGAAGATGCTAATTACCCTGTTTGGGTAAAGGCGATTTTGAAAGCGACGAACGTGCCGAATGACTTTGTTTCGGTCGATAGCATTACCGATAATGACCCGGCGTCTTCAAGAACTTTGCTTGTCGAAAGTGCGTGGACTGTTGGCCAGGTGAAACGCTTTTTGAATACTCAATCTTCCGACAAGGTAATTTGGGTATATACGGATACGAGTGGCGGCAATAGGGCTATTACTATTCCTGCCCATTGCTATGTAACTGTAGCCTGTACTGGAATTTATACGAATACATATTTGGACAATGAAAAGTTTGCTGTTCTAGCTGTGGAGGCATGCAATGCCTAATATTCACGAAATAAAAGAATGGCAGAAGTTTTTAGCTCCGCTTGTAACCGTATTGATTGGCTTTTTTACGGCTGCAACGTTGTACATCCAGCATTCGGATAGTACGACCGCTGACGCCCGATTTGTCCAGCTTGAATCGCGGATTTCGCAGATGGATTCCTGGAAAGAAAAGGTTGAAGTCAAGATCGAAAACAGTACAAAGGAAATTTCAACGCTGAATGTCCAATTGGCTCAGGTGCTTGTAAAAATCGACAATGTAATTGACTGTCTAAAGGAGCTTAAGAATGCAAAACGCTGACCAGACTGCAAAAGCTGATTCCGGAAAGTTGCAATTGTCCTTGGTTCCAACGCAGATAATCAAGGATGTTGCCGAAGTCCGCATGTATGGCAACAAGAAATATGGCGATCCGGACAACTGGAAAACAGTTGAAGTGCGGCGCTATATTGATGCGCTTTTGCGCCATACGCTTGAATTTGTGCGCAAGCTTGATTCTGTGGACCCTGAATCTGGAATTGCACATTACAAGCACATGGCTTGCAATATGGCATTTATTTGCGAAATGATGGGCGGTGGCGTACCACAAAAGTGCAAGACGGTTGAAGAAATTCTTGCGCGGGAGGGCTAATTGTGTGGATGATGGGCGTGTTTGTTCTTGCTGGATTCTGTATAACCGAATTTTCGAACGATGATTAAACTTTTCGTTATCGCAGAAATCGCGAATCTTTTGCTTTTTGCTTATCTCGTGATGTCTTGCGATTAGGAGCTTTTATGGACGGAAAACAAAAAATGTCTCAGTTTGGCAGCACGAATCTTGCTGCCGCAAAGACCGCCGGGGCGTGTGTTCCCGTTTTTATCGCAGGTCAGGCGAATAAGCAAATCCCGGCGTCTGAAATCGCCGGGGCCGCCGATCTTTCGACCGTTGCGACAAATCTTGGTTATGTCTCCGCATTTATTGCGGTCGCGTATAGCGAGGATGCAAACTATACGGCGGGAAATGTCGTTTGGCATGACAACGCCGTGTATCGAGCAAACGCAAATACATCTGGTGCGTGGGATTCGACTAAATGGGATGCTGTGAACATCGGAACGATTTTCGAAGAAATTGGCGGTGTAGAGACGCTTTTGGCGGCATTGTAACTATAGGGGGGTATAAATGAGTATTGCCAGTGAAATTACGCGCTTGCAGGGCGTGAAATCGAACATTCTTGACGCCATTGCTGCAAAGGGCGTTTCTGTGCCGAGCGGTGCTAAGTTTGCCGATTGCCCGGAGCTGATTTCTTTGATTAGCGGTGGCGGCGGTTTTGAGGCTGACAATGTTGTGAACATTGTACCGATTAATAAGATGGTTGTCGTTGACGCCAATGGTTATATCGGTTTTGACCTGACTAACTATTTTCAGACTCGCGGTGCAACTTTTTATTACAACTATGCGATTTTGTCCGCTGGTGATAACTTTTCGGACAAGGGCCTTGGACAAGTTACTTTCTTTACCCCGGCGGGCAATACTATCGGCGGGCGCACTTACCGTTCTGTCATTATTGGTGGCAAAGAATGGCTTGCAGAAAATCTTGACTTTAAGTTCAGTGGCTTGGCTTTTGGCCAAAGCGGTACATCTAGCAGCGAACCTCGCGGAAATTACTTCCAGAACAACTCTTCGTCTTATGGTAAATATGGCATCCTTTACAACTGGATTGCTGTCAAGTATCTTGAAGACAACAAGTCCTCTTTGATTCCTGGCTGGCATGTTCCGACCACCGCTGAATGGGATGCACTTGCCACGGCTGTTGGCGGTACATCTGTTGCGGGTACAAAGCTCAAGTCCACGACAGACTGGTCATCGGGTGCCGGTACTGACGATTATGGTTTTTCCGCGCTCCCTGCGGGCAACTACAGTGGCAGTTTCAGCAGTCTTGGCTCCTACGCTTACTTTTGGACGGCCACAGAGAACAATAGTAGTGACGCGTACTACCGGTACTTCAAGACAGGCGCAAGCATGTATTCGAGCAACAACAACAAGGGCTACCAGTACTCGGTTCGCCTCGTCAAGGATTCCCCGTCCGCATAGGCATAAGCCTTGGCGGACCCGCCCCTAGCGGCTCAGGCCGCAAGGGGCAACATTATTTTTTTTGGAGATTGTGTGAAAACAGAAGATATTATTTTGATCGAGAATAATGCCGGTGGAGAAATCCATCTTGTCAAAGACCGCTTATTTTGGCAAGCATGGGAACGCTCTGCGTTTCTGTTTGTACACAATTTCAAAAATTACAAGGTGCATCATCGATTTGTTCAAAAGGTGATGCAGGATTTTGTATGGCTGGGATTTCCTGAAAAAGCTTTGGGTGCAATTCTTGCGACTGCAAAAAGTAAAAATTTTGTTGTCAAGAATATTTCTGATAGCCATGTTGTTATTTCTAACATTCCCAATCGAGGCGGCTTTGACGCCTGGAAAGAAAATGCGATCAATTCTAATAAAGTTAAAAAGGGGGTGATCCCTTCACCGGATAACAAAAGTTTATCTCAAAAATCGGATTATCTTCTTTTCCGTTTGGTTTACGACTTTTCAGTTTATGTTTTAAATCTGGTTCCGAAGTTTAACAAAATATACAAGTTTTCAATCGGCTCAAGAATAATCGAAGATGTTCTTGATAGCGCCGAACTTGTCAACCTCAATGTAAATTATGAAAGATTTATTGACAAGAACGATCTTGTCAAGAGGTTTCTCAATGTTAGACTCCGGTTTAGATTCGCCAACGATTTAAAACAAGTGAGTTTAAAACAGTGGTTGTTTGTAAACGGAAAAATTGAAAAGATTCTTTCAATTATTTCGTCAGAGTCCATTCGTTCACGGACGGATGGAGAAGGCTTAGAGGAATCCAGCATGCCGCCCACATCGTCGAACTGACGAAGGGTTTACACCGCTCATAGAATTTGTATTCATCTTCTATGCGCTCTATCAAGTGCGTGCCGAAAATCATCTTGCGTTTTTCCGCGCTCCCTGCGGGCAACTACAATGGCAGTTTCAACAATCTTGGCTCCAACGCTAACTTTTGGACGGCCACAGAGAACAATAGTAGTAACGCGTACAACCGGAACTTCAATACAGGCGCAAGCATGAATTCGAACAACAACAACAAGAACAACCAGTACTCGGTTCGCCTCGTCAAGGACTCCTCCGGGGATGCCCTACCGGCATCCTCGTTATACCCTTTGCTTTACCGCTCTTACAGATTGGCGCGAAAGCATAAGCGAAACACAAAGAACCAGATGCGCTTTGAAGTTGCGCTTGAACCGCAACTTATGAGCTTGTCTGAAGATTTGGCAAATCGGACTTACAAGCCGTTGCCGTCCGTCTGCTTTATCAACGAAAAGCCCGTAAAGCGTGAAGTAATCGCGGCTGATTTCCGTGACCGCGTTGTTCACCACCTGCTTTGCGGTTGGCTGTTTCCGATTTTTGAGAAACGCTTTATCTACGATAGCTATAGTTGCCGCAAGGAAAAAGGAACGCTCTTTGCCGTCAATCGCGCGCGCGGTTTCTTGCGTTTGGCAAGTGACGATTTCCGGAAAGATTGCTGGGTGCTCCGTCTTGATATAAAAGGCTTTTTCATGAGCATCAATAAGCAAATTCTTTTTGATGCAATTATGGACGGCCTTGCCCGTGCAAATTACAGCGGTGTTGACGATGTGGATCTTTGCAATTTTCTTGTGCGTCAAATCGTCTTTGCCAAACCGCTTGAAAATGCGATATTCAGAAGTCCGTCTGAAGCCTGGAACGACTTGCCAAGTGACAAGTCCTTGAAAAATGCGGGCGACGAACGAGGGCTCCCGATCGGTAACCTCACTAGCCAACTTTTCGGCAATATCTACCTGGATGCTCTTGACCAGTACATCAAAAGGGAACTCAAGATAAAGTGCTATGGCCGCTATGTTGATGACATGGTGCTTGTGCATAGCGACAAGAGTGTTTTGGTTGATGCCATTGATAAGGTGCGCTCGTTTCTGAAAGACAAGCTCAAACTCACCCTGCATCCTAAAAAGATTTCGCTGCAACCGGCTTCTTACGGCTTCAATTTTCTGGGCAAGTACATTTTGCCGTACCGCGTGTATCCTGGCAGACGGCTCCGAAAGAACAGCCTTGACGCCCTGAAGAATTGCCGTTCGCTCAAGGAATACCAAACAAAGCTTGAAAGTTACAAGGGCCTTTACAAGTATGTAAATGGCGTGCCGAAAGTTTATCGTGAATTTTTCCAAAATCCCAAAGGAGGAGAAAATGAAAAACAGACAATTGTATAAGTATGGGCTCAAGGTCTATGGCTTTGAATTTATGAACGGCAAGGGTCGTGAATGCCTGGAAAAGGTCGTGCAAAACGACACGCGGCGTTATCCGCTCTGTGATGAAGTAAATCTATTGATTCGCACAAGCTATGGAACGCTTAATGTCGTGACGGCTCCGGGCTTTATGTTTGATGGCCGTTCAGGTCCAAAGATTGTAGACTGGTATGCGCCTAACCTTGGCACGCTCGAAGAGCGCATCTGCTGGCTTGTCCATGACTGCAACGGATACGGTCAAGACCTCAGCTTCGAAGATACCAACCTTTTACTTTTTGCCATGCTCCGCGATTTGGCAGGTTATCGCACAAGCAAGGCTAATGTCATCCAGCTTGCTGTTAGCTTGTCTAAATCGTGGTATGGCGAACCGAAAGAGGGTGACTGGTGCCGTGCAAACATTGACAAAGTAAGAACAGTATGGATTCCGAACATGGAGGAATAAGATGTTGGTATTGGTTCGTGATGTATTTACCGAAAACTCGATTTTTGGCCGTCTGTATTTTTGCGGACAAGTTATCTGCAATACGCTTGAAAATCGCTCGAAGGCAATTCCGACGGGAACTTATACCGTGCAGAACTCGCAATCGCCGAAATTTAAGCGGGAGTTACCGTTAATTTGGAATGCGAAAGTTCCCGCGAAACGCGGGGTTCGTGTGCATCGTGGAAACTCGTACCGTGACAGTAGCGCGTGCGTGTTGGTTGGCATGGGTCGAGATATTAAAAAAGACTTAATAACTGAGTCTGCAAACGCTGAAATTATGGTTACTATGCTTTGCCGGTTGGCGGGTAATCTGGTAATCTGTAATGAGCATGAGTAGGCGCGTTTTTTTTTCTTTTGGCGGTCCGATTTTGCGGGCCGTCATTTTTTTTGATTTTTTTATAAAAACTATTGCTTTTCGGTATGAAAGTATATATATTCATACTATAAACAATTAGAAAGAGGATAAAACGATGAAAATTATCGACAAAACCACAACAAAACTTTTGGCAAATACTATTAGCGGTGATTACGATACTTACGAAGGCTGGGAAGAACAGTTGAAATCAATTGATGATGAAAAGTCTATTGATGATAGCATCATTTCTGGCCATGAAGCTGGTGAAGACGGTCTTGTATGGACCAATGAAGAATCTTTTGTTCAAGATGTTCTCGGCTGCTGCAATAAGCGTGGTGAATGGCAAGTTGATACTTATGTTGATGGCCAAGTCGAGGTTGACGACGGCGTTGATGCGGCTACGGGCATCCACAGAGTCCACCTCGAAAATGACAAGATGCTTGCTTATGTCGATCATGTATCTCTTAGCGACATTACTCCAAACTCCTGCAATGCGGATATCCAGTATAAAGTGACTGTAGTCTTTGACCACGACCAGGAAGACTATGCCAAGGATGATGACGGAAATTTAGTTGCTGAAGACCTTGACTGGGATGATCCGTACATGATCATTATCGAAGAACTCTAATCCCACCACGGCGCGCGGGCAACGCCTTAAACCCGTAAAAACTTTAAAAACGAGGATGATGTAATGAAAACCTACACTATTGAAGAAGCTATAAATGACATGGCTTTGAGCGCTGGAGTTGCTCACGGCAATGGATATTGCAATTGGATTTGCTCAGCCCATTTAGGCTATTCGTCCGATAAGAATGGCGGTGAATACGCTGAAGATAAATTTTCGACTAATGACGAATCTTGGTCAACCGGGGAATTTGACGGTGAAACTTACTATCCGCAAGATTACTCCGAATGGCTTGATGACTATTTTAAATCGGAGTTCGAAGATGTGCTGAATGGCGACGCTCTAGCTCTTATTACAGATAAGATGAAAGAGCAGATGTTTGACGAATGGTGCCAAAAATTGTGGAGCGACAGCGCAAATGAAAGCAACTACGAATCAAGTGATCATCGTAATCGTCGAATTGCCGAACAAATTTTTTGGAGCTGGGAACATGAAGAGGCTCCGGATAATGTTTTTATCAATCGCGAAAAAGATATTGTGATTGTACTGACGGATGATGAGTACAATTTTGTGTCTGCAAAAGCCGATGATGGTGACCATTCGTATTTTGAGATTCTGTGCGATGGATGCACGACAAAATTTGTCAATGACTACTCCGAAGACTGGGATGATGACAAGGAGGTTGGTTAATGGCAATGCAAAAATCATGCGTCGTTTTTGACGCCGAAAAACTTGCACTTGCGAGAAAAAAAGCGATTGAAGAAGATATCCGGAATATCCCGCTTGCGGGCAATTTGAGCGGCTTTGTTCGCTGGCTAATCGAAAGATATCTCAACGAAAAAAAAGAGGCTGAATAGCCTCTTTTTTAGTCCTCTATTCCTGGGATAAGCTCGACGGCCTTTTTGCGCCCTTCGTCAAGTACCTTGGTGTAAATTTGGGTCGTGGTAACTTCTTTATGCCCCAGCAATTTCGAGACCGTGTAAAGGTCCGCCCCGTTCTCCAGCGCGATTGTGGCGAAAGAATGCCGTGCCATGTGGAAGTGTACATTTTTGCGGATCCCGGCTTCTTTCGCCCAAATTTTCAGTGACCTGGAAAAAGTGTTAAGTGGTCCGATATCAAATATTTTGCCGTCCTTGCCGTTGCGGGGCGGCAAAAACTTTTTGGCGTTTTCAGATAGCGGAACACGCACGATTTCGCCCGTCTTTTTCATCTGCTTTACAATCGTGCCTTTGTCGATGTCTTTCCATTGCAGATTGGTTACATCGGAAAAACGCAAGCCGGTAAAGCAGCAAAAAAGAAAAATGTTCTTGATGTGCTTCGGGGCGGGCGTCTTGTACATCATTCGCAATTCATCCGTCGTCAAAAAGTCAACATCTGTGCTTTTCTTGGCAGGCGTGATGCCGTAAAGGTCGAGTTTTTTGGCAATCTTGCCGTCAATGTAGGCGTCGTGCATTCGCGCCTTAAAAATGATGCCGTAAAGCCTTACCGTGTTGTTTGATAGCTTTTTGCTGATAAGATAATCGATGAATTGCCTGAAAAGTTCGCGGTCAACATCCTGTAGAGTCGCGTTTGGGCGAAAGTCCTTGAAGTGGTTGACGACGCTCA